ATTGGCATGTAAGCACAATTGAAGATTCTATTTGGAGCTAATTCAATTGGCTTTCCAGCAAACTGCATTGAACGCATTGAAGGTAAAACCTTCTTGGGGACCACATAGTCTTTGTAAACTCGTCTAATTTCGTCCTCAAGTTGAGGGTATTTTTTGATATGCATGTTCATGTTACGAAGGCAGAGTTCTTCCCAAGTTTCCCTTCGTTGTTTTTCTGGCACATATTTAGCATATTTCATATGAACCGTGATTTCTGATAAAATTTCTGATGCTATTTCCATTAGCTTTCTCCTTCTCTAAATTTTTTGTATTTATCTTTTAATCTTTGTTTTTGTTGTTTTGCTGCGTCTTTATTAATTTCTTGAATGGTATTTCCATCCGGCTCTAATACTTCAAGAGAAACATTTGCCGTATCCATCCTCATTGGATAAACAAGTCCGTCTGGTCCATTTCTATTTTTAGCTACAAACATTCTGGCAGCATTTGTATTTTTATCCTCGATTGTTCGGGATAGGGTAAATATGAAGTCGGCAACAAAACATTTGTTAAAAGCCTCAGAAATACTTTCCATGGTGATAACTTCAGCATTTAGACCACTGCGATTAGTTTGAGAGGCAGTCCAAATAGGACACTGAAACTCTTGTGAAAGACCTCGCAAGTCTTCGTAAATTGTTTCCAACTCAATTCTTTTTTCTTTGTAGTTTCCAGTCGGCTTTAAAAGGTCGGCATAATCTACAATAATCATGCCAACATCAATTCCTCGATTTTGAAGTTTAGTAAGATGATTCTTGAGAGTTACCACTGATGCTGATTTAGTTGGATACTCCTTTACAATAATGTTACCAGCAGCTACCTTTACCTCTTCATAAATTTCTTCTTTGCGATGATAAAGGTCTTTTAGATGAATTCCTGTTAAACAAGAATCATAACGAGAAGCAACAACCGTATCGGCTAGTTCTAGCGTAAAATGAACTACTGTTTTACCGTTGATAAGAGCTTGTGTCCCTAGATGAACTAAGGCCATTGATTTACCTGCTCCTGTTGGAGCAATAACCACTCCTAGCTCTCCTGCTCCTAAACCACCTTTACTAATCTTATCGATAATGTCCCAACCTGTCGTAACTGGACTTCTTTGTTTTAGAACGAACCGCTTTTCAAAATCTAGTTTGTAATCATAGCCATAAGAGTTGTCAGAACCAAGTTTTAGAGCTTCATTAATAAGAACTGAAATTTCATCAAAGGAGGCATTCTGTAGAAGATTAGCAGATTTCATTAGAGCCTCACGAAGCTTTTGTTTTCTGCAAAAGTCTAGTGAGGTGTGTTTCACATAATCTTCATCCTCAACAATAGGATTCGCTTGGATTCTAGCAAAGAAATCTCTTACTTGTTTTGATAAGACTTGGTTGCTTTCATCTAATTCTGTTCTGAGAATAGTAGCAAAGGTTTGTGTTGAAGGATGCTTTTGAAACTTGTTCTTATAAAGAAACAACTTATCTACAAACTCTTGTAGATACTTCTGTTCCAAGAACTCAGCTTTAAACACCTCGCCAACTTGATCACAGAAAGCTCGATCTTCAAACATGATTTGAACTAAGTTTTCTTGAAAGTGTTTTCCAAATTTTGAGAAATCGTTATTTTGCATTAGCAATCCTTATGCGGTTCATTGAAGAATAAAGTTCATCCCAATTTAATTCTGCAAACCCATCCTGAATCATCATTTTGATTAGGTCTGTTCTATAGAATTCGGTTGGGTAGTTCTCTACTGCTTCTTTAATGACTCGGCTGTTTTGTGGTGAAAGATTAATGGTTCCAAGATTCATGACTTTAAAGTTTTCTTCAATTAAATCTTTTCCATTACTAATCTTGTTCCAAAATGGGTCATCGACTTTAGCAGATTCGAAAACATCTTTCAAGAGGCAATCTTCTTTTTCTAGAAGAAAAGGCATCTTTTTTGCTACCGTCTTAAGTCCAACGCCATTTACACCAGGAAGATTATCACTTTTATCTCCAACAATAGCTCTTGCAAGAGCAAAGTTTGATGGATGAATCTTGTACTCGCTGATAATGTTATTTTTATTTAAAATTTGCTTTTGAGTTGGACGATAAAGAACTGTAGTGTCGTCTAATAGTTGAAAATAATCCTTGTCACTTGAAATAATAACTTTTTGCTTTGATTTGAATCTAGTAACAAGAGCCCCAATAATGTCATCTGCTTCTGAAAATTCAATGTTGATTTGACAAATCGGTAATTGGTTAAAATACTCGGCCAGTCTTAGCTGCTGCCAAATTTTATTTTCAAATTCTTCTTTCTCTGAGAGGTGTCGAACATCACGATTTAATCGGATTGGTTTTCTGCCTTCCTTGTAGCCGCTATTTATTTTTCTTCGTTTAGATGATCCTTCTCGACCATCCCAACAAATGTAGATTTGTGTTGGTTTGATTTCTCGACATAGTTTTTGTAAGATTTTTAAACTTCCTTTAATTCCTCCAATTGGTTGTCCGTTCGCTGAAAGAGAAGGATCAACGATGTAAGCTCTGTAGTACATGTTAAGCATGTCTACAATCATAATTCTTTCCATAAAAGAAAACCCCCGCTAGAGATCACATTCTAGCAGGGGCTCTAAATTATGTCAAGCCTAGATTACCGACCTTGACCACGGTACTTTTTCTTATAAAGCTTTGATCGCTTATTTGAGCACCATTTAGTAAAAGTCCCTTTGCCTTGTCTTGACTTTTTACGAACTGCTCGGCTTTTTCCACCGGGCTTTAAATCATGAATTCCTACTTTAGCCATTAATCAATTTCCTCCACATAATGTTCTTCTTTATCTTCTGAATAAAAATCTGAAGCCATTCCAATTCTCTGGTCAAATTTCATCACGACTTCTTCTTCAAGCAATTCAATAATTCTGTCGTGGAATTTTTGATCTTGAAGTTTATCTAACCATTGTTTAGATTGGAACTTATCCATTGTTCCGTCTTTATAATGCAGCGTAAACCATGCGCCTCCATTAGACAATTGATCTGAACCTTTAATCGCTTCAAACCAACTTTCTTGATCTAAGATGCGAACTTCATCACCACCCCATAGAATCTTGAAATTGCATTCTCTACCTTGTGTTCCAAAGCGAGACTTCTCAATTTTAGCCTTTACTTCGGTACCAATGCGGAATCCATTATCATCATAAATAAAAGAAGACTTTCCTTTACGAGCAGTTAGCCAGATTCGCAGAGAATAGGAATAAGCCAGTGCCTTACCGCCTGGGGTAAAATAAGGTGTTGTAAGGGCTTCTGCTGGTGTTCTGGTGATATTTGTCTTTAACTGATTTAGAATCAGTAGAGTTGATTTTGTATTAGCAATAGGTTGAATCAGCTTCGACATTCCTTTTGATAGGATGCGAGGCTTTACAGCCATTGTTGAAAGTGGATTAAAATCCGACTCAATGTCTGAGACAGACGGAGTTAAAGCCATAGAATCCCAAATGAATAGCATTTGACTATCATTGTTGGCTAGCAGACTTTCAATTGTTTCTAATACGAATTCTACTGAACTCGCCTGAACATAAAGAAGCTTCTCTACATCGCAACCAGCGTTGCTTAAGAACTCTGGATCAATCGCATTCTCGGAATCAAAATAAATTACATCAATGCCCATCTTTTGGGCATTCCCAGCGATTTGAGCAGCCATGTAAGATTTGCCAGTGGCTTCTAAACCAGCAATTTCTGTTAGTTTTCCAACAGGGATGCCACCCCAATCTCCGCGTTTGATGATTCCATCAAGCCATTTACAACCTGTGGGAATAAATTGGGTAACTTCTGTTGGGTTATCATCAGCAAGTGAGAAAGCAACATCCATTCCTGCTTTCTTATTAATTAATTTTTTCATGTCAGCTATGTTTAGCCGACCAGTTGCCTTAGCCATTTTTTCTCCATAAGAACGGAGGGGGAGCTTTCGCTCCCCCTCCTAATTTTAGTTACCTAGAAGGTCTTGGAAAGCATCATCGACAGATGAGCCAGACTTCTTTGGAGTTACAACAACTCCATCAGAATCATCGCCTTCGTCTCCTAGTAGGAATTTATCTAGCATTGCGGCAATGTCTTGCGAACTCTTAGTCTCAAAAAGCTTATCGTAATCTACAGTCTCTTCAATAAGCTCTGCCATTCGGTCTTCATCACTTACAAGTCGTGAGCTTTTACGACGAGCGGTGATGTTTGTTGAAGGATACATAGCACCTGGGCTCTTGCCATAAACTAGAACTAGGTCTGTTCCAGA